AGAGAAAAGCAAGTGTTAAACATTTGCTGCATGTTCGTAACTGAACTGGTGTCAAGCGGCGGAAGTTTGACAAGCGAATAGCAATCGTAAAACATTAAACTCATGTTCGTAACTGAACTGGTATTAAACAACGGAATTGTGGGAAGCGAATTGCAGCCAAAAAACATGGAAGCCATGTTCGTAACTGAACCAGTATCAAATTGCGGCACAGTGGTAATCGAAACGCAGTTGTTAAACATTTGAGTCATGTTTGTGACAGAACTAGTGTCAAATAAAGAAACGGACCTAAGTAAAGTGCAACCGTTAAACATCCCAAGTACGCTTGTTACAGACGTTATCGTATCGGCAATTTCAACAACCTTCAAAGAGGACATGCCGTAGAAAAAGAAATTGAAGCTAGTAATAGCCCCCAACTCGTTAATTCTGACACGTTCCAATTCAGCATGTCTGACAGCGGTGTTTGTGGCCCCAATAAGTAAACTCGTGCAACTTGGAGCGGCAATGGCAATATCAAGCCAACCCGTAGCACCGCCGTTTACCAAACCCGATTGATTGTGTTTCACAAAAAAGTTTAACGTCGTCAAATTTTGACCAGCTTGCGGGGTAATCGTAACCACCGCCACTTTGTATGGCAGAAGCACGGCTGATCCGTCATTGGTCAACGTGATAGCAGTCCCGCCCTCAGTCTGTGATACTTGAAACGTATCCGCTGTGGCGTTGACTACATAATACTTCTGTCCCTGATCCAGACCCGTGGTCGTGGCGATGTTATAGAAGCGCACGGTTGCGCCATTGCTATAGCCATGTGCCGTGCGATTTACCGTATCCGTCGATGCCGTAAATGTGACTGGCGCATCTGTGCCATCAAGGTTGGCGTTGTTATAGTCGTATTGGTAATAAGCATATGACCCACTGCTGAAATCAGTGGTCGTGCCATCCCCAAAGTCTATGGTGTATGCGCCAATGGCGTATAGGCCAAAGAAATTGCCGCCAGTCCCTATGCTATCGCCCGGCCAGACAGCGTAGAGGCCGACAGCCTTGTTGTCGCCAGCATCCGCCTCACAAGCAGGCCAAGCCGGATTTCGCACCCAAGTAGCGGGTGCTGGATACTCAAAAAAATCTTCTGCGGTGGCCCCCACAAATACCACCGCTGATCCCGAAAGGTTGATGGGAGCGCCAGCGTTGCTGCTTTCGCTTACGGTTCGGGCAAGGGTCGTGCCAGAGGCCGTGTATGTGCCTGTGCCAATTTCCCAATCATTTCCGTCCTCGATGACGTAACGCACCACGTCACCATTAACCACACCAGCGTCGGCATAGGTTTGGTAGCCGTCAACCGCTGACCCAAGCGTAATGGAGCCAGTGCCAGTTGTGGCGGTGGTCATCTTTGCGCGGTTGACGAGCTTAACCATGTTTTATGCAATCCGGATTACGGCGTTTGTCGCGTCCGCGGTGGGGAATTGGATCGTGAACGTCCCGGACGTCGACGTCTTGTCCGCACCGAAGTCCAGCACTGCTGCAACCGGATTGGTGTACGTGTGGGCGGGGGTCGTGTTATAGATCAAGGCTCCGCGCGCCGTAATTGTCGCCGTGGTAAACGACAGATCAGCGAAATCGGTGAACGCCGTAGTTCCCGACACCGTCGGGTCGATCCGTGTCAGCGTGCCGCCGCCTGCCGCGTACGACCCGGAGTCGCCCACCTCATTGGTCGCGGTGTATGCAGTCGTTGCCGCGGTGAAGCTAGCGGAGTTGGTATACAACGCCATCTTAAAGGTGTCGCCACCGGTGAGCCGGAAGTCATGTACCCCTTCAAGCAGCTGCTGCTTGAAGCTCGTAGCCATGAAGTTACCCGAAAAAGCCATCTTATATGCCCCTTATCTGCTGAGCCAAGCCGGACAGTCCTGCCTGCTCGAGTTTTATTGCGACCGTCGTACGGTCCTCTGTAACGGCTAGTCTAACATAGTGCAGGACCACCGCCAATAGCTGTTGGCGAAACGCATTCGCCTGCGCCGCTAACTCCGGTGGCGCCGTATCGGCGATGTTAATCAGCCGAGCTACGCACAACTCCGCGATTTGCTCGGGTGTATGTCCACCACCAGTGGACGTCATTACGTTTACGGTGAACGGTGTCACACCTGCGGTAGCGTCAAACATATCGTGCCCCCTATCGGATTTGGCCGTCGCGATAATCATCGCTTTTGCTGCGTGCATCGATGCCCGCAAGCTGCGACATCGCTTCTTGGTACCGGTCACTATACGTCTTCATCAGGTCCGCGTCACCCTTCATGTAGGTGTACGCCTCGATCAAGGTGCCGTACAGCAGCGCCGGTGCCGCGTTAGTACCGAGCCACGATGTGCCAGACGTCACGATGGACTCAGGGTCATAGAAATAGTGCAGCTCGACCTGATACGTGGCGTCTGGTGTAGGCCCAATGAGGAATGATCCCTCGTTGCTAGCCGCGTCGCCATTGAACATCCCGTAATACTGCGGCTTACCGGCCGTGGCCGGGTGCGGATACGCCTCGCGAATGAAGCTCACGTCCTTGTCCTGCATGTACGTGTACTCCCCGGAGGCGCTGATCACCGCAAACGAGAACACTGACAAGAAGTTCACCGGCCGCGCTACGTATTGCGAGCCCGCGCCCACCATAGTTGTGGCATTGGCGCGGAACTCGGGCAGCATGACTGACCGGTAGATGCGCTGCTCTGCCTGCCGCACGAACGTAGGGATGTTGGCGACAAACGTCGTCTCCGCGTTCTCGCAGTAGTTTTGGATCGCGGCTACAAGTTCAGTGTAGTTCATGGCTTATTTGCTCCGAGCGTACTGGCCGCCCTTGGTTGCAGCACCCATACCCCGGCACATGCCACCAGCGGCTTTTTTCACGGCTCCGACTGTTTTCTTCTTGCCGGCGGATGGGTCTTTGTCGTGCTCCACGCGGGCCTTGGTGCCAAGCGGCGGAACGAGCTTATTACGCTCGTCTAGGTTATTACCATCTATGCGCGCCTGTATCGAGCTTGACTCGTTTAGCTTGCCAACGAGCCGCCTATTTGCCTCGGCCCCATCGCGCCATGCTTTGGTGGCTCGCCCCAGTGAAGGGGAAGCGACTTCTTTCACGGCTCCGCCTTTTGCCATAGGGCGGATCGAGCGCTCATACACGCTCTTCGGGCTCATAGTGTCGGAGTCCGGATTACGCGGGGGGCGCGGGCTGGATTTCGGCGGGCGCTTTGGGTTGGCCTTTGGGCGTGGGGCTTTCATATCAGTCTCCGATGCTAACGGTTACAGTGCCAACGGCACCGGTGAGGAACACTTCAGTGTGCCCTACGGGGTTCCACCCAAACAAGCCGCGACTCTCAGTCATCGACGTGTCGGGGCGGGGGTCGCGCAGCGATTGCGGGTCTACTACACGCACGCGCCCAAGAAAATTCTGTGGGTGGTCAGGGTCAACTACGTCGTTGCCGACGCGCATGCCCGTACGCTTTCCGTCTTTGAACTCCCAGACAAGGTCTGTCAGGGCGTACCGAAATCCAGTCTTGTCGCAGTAACCAAATGCCTTCTTGCCTGACGCATACGTCATCTGTACCCCCTGCCCGGAGTGAAGTGCAGCGATGCCCGATCCTCATCTTCGTCGGCGGCGAGCTGAAACTGTGCGTTGTATTCGTCGCGGAGCGCGGGCGCGCGCATGGCGGCTTCGGGCTTCTTCATGGCGATATGGAATGCCAACCCCGACACAAGGGCGGGGATAAACCGAGGAGGGATAGCCGCAGCGCCCGAGATACCTGAAACGAGGCCATCAATACCCTTGAGGCGATAGTACGCCACGGTGTATGCCGTGTCCGGCACCGGCCAGAGCGTAAACTTCACGTCGCTGACCCCGCGATCGACATAGATTTGCGTGGGGCGCCCTTGGGTGTTCTTGTTGGTCTGCTGCGCGTACGTCGATACGCTGATACGTTGTATCGCCGTATCGGTCTGGCTCGTGCCGGTCCCGCTGCGTAGCTGATGCTCAATGACATCGATCGTATCCGCCGGCAGCGTGTATACTGCCGTGCCCGGCGTCAGCAGCTGCGTACCCGACTCGATCGTAAATAGGTTCAGGCCGCGGTTCTGCCACTCCAGCGTCAACATGTTGAGGCTACGGCGCACGGTCTTCAGGTCGTAACCCGACCGCATCTCGAGGCCCGCTCTCTCGAACGCCTCTTCGAAAATCTCTGCTAGGTCGGGGACGACAACGGCCATGGGTTATTTCCGCTTCGTGGGTTTGCGTTTCTTGGCGACACCTTTCAGTGAGCCCTTGTTCTCTGAGGCGTAGAATACACGTTCGCCCTTGTCTTTGCCATACTGCTTCTGCATGGCGCTCTTGATCTTCTTGCCCTTGGGTGTGAGTGGCACTGTGTTTCCTCCGAGCTGGGTGCGCATCTGTGCGCGTGATATGGCCATGTCAGCAGTTCCATGCCCGTAGTGACAGCGCCTTGCGCGTAGGCTTGCCTTTGTCGTCCTTCATGGGGCCCGGCATTCCACTCATACGCGCGCAAAACGACTTCCGCCGCGCGGCGTCCTTTTTGGTCTTCGGGTTTGGCGCCGGAGGCTTGAGGTTCATGCCCTGCTTCTTGGCCGCCGCGCGGCCTTTAGCGTTAAGGCCACCTTTCGGGTCTTTACCTTCTTTGCGCTGCCATGCTGGAGATTTAGCCATCTATACACCCCGTGTCTAAAGCCGCTACCAGCGCCGCGCCCGTCTGGAGTGACTGCGGCCCTGCATCAGCAAGTAATGCCCCCACGTGCGCGTCCCGCAGGTGGGTGGTCCCGTCACATATCGCGGCCTGACTTACGCTCAGACAGCCACTTACGAGCAGCGGTAGCGTCAGTAGAGCGCCCCGCGCGATCGATGCGCTTGCGTGTTTCGACGTACTCATTCAACTCCTCCTCATGGCTTACGTCGTTTGCGTCAGCCCTCCCGCGGATGTACGCTAGCCCCACCGCGGCGCCAAAGGTGACAAGGGCCGCAAATAACAATCTAATCCGCCCGATCAGCGCCAGCCCGATGCCCATGCCTGAAGCCTCTCCCGAAGAATGAATAGTGCCAGACCCGCAATGATAACGCAGCCCCCCAACACTATAATCTGCGCCGTACCGTCCAGCGCTTGTACCGCAGCTATGGCACCGCCCGCGGCAGATGCACCCTGCACTATAGTCGCCTGAACCGTGCGGCTTTGCGTGGCCTTGGTGCGCTCCGGATGCGGTGCTTCTGTCGAAGCCCAGTCAGCCTCAGCGTACACGCGGCGGTCCAACTCAAAATGAGGTCCATCCTTGAACGTGGTCCAGTCACCACCCCAAATAATAGGGACGCCTTCTTTGCGCGCGGCGTCTTTGATCGCAGGCCCGAGCCGGTCGTAGAGTGGCCACGCAAACTCGCCCTTGCCCGTCGATGGGTCGATAGGCAGTAGATCAACCGCATGCCCCGTCAGGTGGCGGCTGTTCAGCGTCTTGGACGCGCCCGACGCAACCAGCTGTTCCTGCCTTTTCTTGGTGCGTAGTCCTTCGATTACTGCGAAGTCCAGCGGACTGTCTTGCAGCGCCCTGTCAATGACGCTCCGCAACTTGGGGTGAATCCCCTGCAGGTTGGACAAACTGCGCGCAGAATACTTCCTCATTGAGCTCGCCCCTTTACCATCATCGTGTCTATCCGGCCATTTATCGTTTGCAGCATGGTCAGAATTTGATCGAGCTGCGCGGCGGTAGCTTCGCGTTCTTCACGCCGCGCCATATCTCGGGCCCCAGCCTCTGCGCGAAGTACCGCGATGTCCGTCGCATGTAGGCTCTGCGTTTTATGCAGCATCCACACCCATACGACCGCTGGGACAATCAGATACTTCATCATCGCGTCGATGAATGGGAATGCTTCGGCCATATAGCCTCCTAAATGAAAAACAGCGTAGCCGCGGTCACATTGGTTGTAGCGGATACCGCGGGGTCATTGGCGAACAGCACCCCGTCTCCGGGAAGCGTAATATGATGCGTATCGCTAGCTACGAAGTCCATATCGATAACCGTCGGGCCGCCAACGCCATCAGTGAGCGTAAGACGGCCGGGGCCCGCACCGATGGTGGCAATTAGCGCACCGAGCCTAGCACGGCCAAGGGACAGTGCCCCTGTACCGGTAACGCGTTTTGCGCGTACATCCGAAGCGTACATAGGTTATCCCTTCTTGGTCGATGGTTTTTTCGGTGGCGTTGGCGTTGGCGCCGGCTTGCGCCGGGCTAACTCATCTGCATCCGCAGGTGCCCATTTGATTGTCATGGTGCACCTTATGCCGCTGCGATAGCGGTGCCAGCCGCAGAAATCCAATCAGTGCCGTCAGAGACTGCGACCGTGGGAGCGCCTGCAAGGCCGTCAGAGACGTAGATGACCGTACCCGCGCCAGCAGTGACTGCGGAAGGTGCCGTGGCAACAGTGTATGTGGGGAGTTTTGCTGCGCCGGTGATGTCACCGACAAAGCCGTTGGCCGAGTTTACTGGGCCAGAAAACGACGTAGTTCCCATGAGAATCTCCTGTCTGGGTTAAGGTCAGCCGCATCATGCGACTGTCAGGGATGTGGGCAGGATAACACGGTGTGTGGGGGCTGTCTACGCCCACCGCGTCTCCGCTATGAAGCCCGATCGCGCCTCCGCTACGAAGCCCGGTTTCGGTATAGTTCAGGCCTAATTTATTAGTACAAGACTTGTAGTCAATAAACAAAAAGGCCCACCGGAGTGGGCCTTTCTATCGACAATCACCTTATAAATAAGGCTTAAATTCCCGGGCTCGCATACATGCCCAGAGGGTCGCTTACCCCGAACGAGTAACGTTCCCGGCTCTTATACCGTACGTTACCTGTATCGAAGTCGCCGTCCATGGAAGTCGCCAGTGGGGAGCGCACGAAGTGCTTGTACCCGTTTGGTACGTCCGTACCGAGGAACCAAGCATCGCTGTCGGTCAGATAATGGTTGACGCGGTAGCCTTCAGGGATGGACCCGTTGGACTTCAGTGCGTTCAAGTCATTGTCTGCAGTGCCGACACGCAGTTCTGTTTGCAGCAAGCGGGTTGCTACGAACATCAGCGCCGGTGGAACGATCAGCTTGCGCGGACGTGCCGCGATCAGCAAACCACGCTCATCAACGAAGGCCGCGATGTCAATCACAGCCTGCTCGAGCGAGGTCTCGTTCAAGTCAGCGTCAGTCGCAGGGCGGTTGCGGTTCGTAGTCCCGCTCACCGTGGGGTGCGCAGTGTTGAACAGCGTGACGCCGTCACCGCCGGTAGCGGTGGTAAAGCCGGTGTTCAGCAGCGAGGCTGCCTTGACCTGCTTGGTGTACGACATAGCCCGTGCGAGCGCCTTGGTATAACGCGCGGAGAGCGAGTCATACAGGTTGTCTTCCATAGCTTCCTCGGTGATCGAGAAACCCATGGCCACTGTCTCGTGTGTGTAGCGAGCAGTGTACGACTCTTGTGCGTTGTCGTACGAGATCGCCTGACCTTCGTTCTTGACCGGTGCAGCACCGAAGCCCGAAAGTTTGGTTTCCTCTTCGAACGAACGCTCGGAGGTTTCGGTCTCGTAGATTTCCGCATGCTCGTTTTCGTACTTATCGTACTCAAGTCCGAACAATGCGTTGAGGCCGGGTAGTAGCTCTTTTAGGAGCTGGGCGCGTGAAATAGCCATGTGTTATGCTCCTTATGCCACGCCAAGGCCGGCAGTATACGCATGGGACGACGGATTGAACTTTACAATCACGTCGGTGAATGCGTCACCTACGGTCGAGGAAGTGCTTTCTACGAAGCCAACGATCTTAAACGCGATCGTGGCGGTGGCAGCCGAAGTGGCGACGTCCAAAGCGACTTTGGAGTTGCCTGTCGCTGTACTGCCGGCGGTCTGATTTACACCCATGTTGGTATGCAGCAGAGACTGCGCGACAGGCGCATCAGCTTGGATCGCGAACAAGGTGTTCGGATCATCTACGACATACGCAACTGCGTCTGCCGCTACTGTGCCGGTGGGCCAGTAGTTGCGAGTCGTGAAGCCGTAGGTCGCGTCTGTATAGGCACAGCCTACGAAGACGCCGACCGTACCGGCTGCGAACGCGTCAGCATTTGTGCCGACATTGGTTACCTTCGTGATGGTGCCGTCGGTGTGTACCTGAACGACATCGCCATTGAAGATGTTGGCCGCGTACCCGGATGCAATCTTGATCATGCGTGTGGAGCCCGCGAAGGGAGTACCACCAATCAAGTTGATCGGGCGAAGGCCATAGGGAGAAGCTGTAGTAGCCATGATAGGTCTCCTAGAAGGCGGGGATCACAGCAAGCAACGGATGCTACTTGCCAAACGAGGTGCGTGAAGACCGTTCTGGTTTCAGTACGGGCATACGGGGGTCGGAGTTACGCATGTAGTTGTTGTCAACCGCATCCATTGCGCGGTTGGTTTCCTCTAGCTGAACCTCAGTACGAGATTCTGCGATGTCCTCCGAGATTGCACAGAGAAGGAGCCCACCCACTTCGATGTTGTCCTTGAACCGGGAGTCCAAGTCCGAAACGAGCTTCATCTCAGGGTGATCTGTGGCTTTGACCGGGGTGTAACCCTCACGAAAGCGAGTTGATACGTTGGGGTTGTCCGAGTTACCCAGCAGTGATGTGCGAACCCAACGGAACTTTAGTCCGTCACGAGCTTCGGGTGTAGGCAACGCTGATGGACGAGTCCACGTTTTTTTGCGCGATGTTGCGTCGCGAGTCTCAGCGGTCCGGGGGGTACGATCAACCATTTTTAGCATCCTTCAAAAGTTGCGCCGCATACTGTTCGGGCTTTAGGCCCAGCCGCTTGGCGAGAGCGGCCTGTGTCGAGGTCAGTTTCACACGGCGTGGTGAAGGCGCGGAACGTCCCGCAGAGGCCACCACGTTAGCCGATCTCCGCTGGGCGGGAGCGACCTCGACCCCCCGCTCGTTGGAAAATTCGTCAGCAAACCGTTTCCGGACTGCTGCATCGATGCCAGTATAGTACGTTTCACTGTTCGTATCAACACCTTCGCGTACAAGGCGCTCATGGACACCCAAAGCGAACCCAGTCATCTCGCTGTTCTCGCCGTACCAGCTGTTGTTCTCGAGCCACGTCTTCTGCCGCGTATCCAGTTTTACTTCTGGTTGCGGGGTCGGCTGCGGCGCCTGTTGCTGTACCGCGGGCTCTGCCGCGCGCGGGGCGGGGCGGTAGTTCTGCAGTTGGGTCAGCCTACCCTGCAAGTCGATAAGACGCGACTGCGCGTCGACCAACTTATCCGAGTCGCCCAGCTCATACGCCGCTTTATATGCGGCTTTGGCGTTGGCCAACTCCATCTCGACCCGGCCTTTGGCCTGATCTACCACGGCTGACTGGCCGTGCATCAGCTGGTCCTGCAGTTTTGTGTTTTGGTCGTGGACAGCCTTGGCGTACTTCACCGCCTCTTCGCGTTCGCGGGACGCTGCCTCGCGCTGGCGGGCCGCTTCTTTCGCCTCGAACGTCAGCTTCTTGATGCGCTTTTGCACCGACTCGCTGTAACTTTCGAGGTCGCCCTCGTCGGGGATATCCGCTTCGTTGGTCGGCTCCGCGCGCCGTGGTTTCTCGTCCTCGGCTACGTCGTCTACGATCTCGATCTCCAGCTCGGCGTCTTCGTCGAACAGGTCGTCGGCCTCTTGGTTTGCTTTCGTATTCATATTCATGCCCTCGCAAATCCGCGGGGGTCATCTACCACCGCTTCTACTGTGTCGTCGTTGATCAGGCGGAACTCTTTGCCGCCAATCTTGAACCGAGTGCCCGAGTACGAGCGGAAGATCACGAAATCTCCCTCTTTACACCATGGGCCGCTCGAGAATTTGTTGGCGTCCGAATACGCATCCGCGCCTACCGCGATAACCATCCCGATGATTGACGCCGTCTGTTCTGCGTTCTTCATGCTATCTGGGCGATATACGCCACCCGTGGTCTTCTCTTGCACGTCCAGCGTCGCAATGAGCAGGTGGTACCCCACCGGGGTCGGAAGTTTGAG